ATAGTAAATCCATCAAGGCCGCGCGCCCTGAGAATAGCGGTAATTCTTTTAACGAACTCTTTGCTTTGTTTTTTAGTAAAGTAAACCTCTATGCCGGGCCTTGCATTAGGCGCGCCACCTTCAACGCTTTTACTCCAAAACACAGCGTCTTGGTCATATTTCCTACCAGCTTCAACCAAACCTTTTACAACATTTGTTTCATCAAAACCTTCTCTTGTAACGACCTCAAAATTTAGAGATCTTTCCTCGACTACCGCGCCCTTCCCTTTGTTAGCAAAACTATCAAAAAACTCCCCAAGAGAATTATTAGCTTGGTGTGCCATTACTGTTGGATCATCTTTTAATGGCGCTGATACCTCATCTGCCAATTGTGCAAGCTCAACATTAGACGGCACAGCGTCTGGCCTTTCCATAGTAATGCCAGCGCTGTATCGTGTCGGCTCAGCCGCAAGTCCATCCAGCTCTATTTTTGCTGCATCCTTTGCTTTAATATTAGCGTCCTCTGCCTCTTTTGATCTAATTGCATATTCTTCATTGGTTTCGGCTTTGCGCTTTGGGGGTGGTGTAAATTTTGTGCTTATAAATGAACGTAATTCTTTAACCCTTTCCGGGTTTGCAGAGCCTGACAACCCTGCCTCATAATCGAAAGAACCGCCCTCACCAGCTTTTGTTGTCCAACCATTTTTTGTCCACAATGCTTTTTCTTCAAACCATATTATAGCTTGCAAATCATCAGGGCCAAGCTTCCCAAGAGATTTATCATATCCACTGATTAAGCCAGATGCATTTATGTCATCAACTGCATCTTGAAAAACTCTTTGGCCAAAACCAAACTCACCACCAACATTAGGATTTTCCATTGTTGAATCTGTTCTGTGAGATCCACCGACACCTTTTTCATTAACTGGCGCTATTCTAGGGTCACCATTAATTCTTCTAAGATACCTAGCTGCCCAAACATCAACAGTGGCCGCATTAGTGTAACCAATTAGGTTGCCAGTAAAATTAACTGTCTTGGGCGCTTTACCCGCCTTAACCTCTCTAAACAAATCTAATAAGGCTCTCGTTGCCGCTGGACTGTTCATGCCAAACAAAGCGCCAGAATCCTTACTTATCAATTTAAAAGGATCGGATTTACTTTTATGCATTGGCGTTAATGTTTTTGCGTCAACTTGAAGGCCAGAAGCTAGCCTTTCTTCATAAGCTTTTAAAGCCTCATCGTAATCGCCGTTAGTATATTTTTTTAATATAATTAAAGCATTTTCGTAGTTAACTTGGACATTTGTATTTGCAGAGGTTGCACCCAATATATCTGCAAAAACATCACCCAAACCGCCATATTCTTTACGCAACCGGGTACGCATAGAACGATACCAAGTCGCTTCTGCTAAAATTTCTTTAGCCTGTTTATCACCGCTTTTCGCTCGTTTTACCAAAGCGGTAACATCTGCAATCATTGTTTTCGTTTGGTTTGTTTGATGCTGAGCTTCATCTAATCCTTGTCGTGAAATATGAAATTCGTATGGGATTTCTGCCCAATTAGGCTCTATGGTTCCATTTTTCTTTACAGTAAAAGCTGGCTTACTACCGCCTAACATGAGCTGTGGCTTTACCCAGCCGTCTGATTCTAAATGTCTCGCATTGGTATTTTCAACAACCTCTACAGCCTCAGACAATTGACCTTCTGATTTTGCCGTTTGAGCAAGCCTGTCAATTTCTGGTTTTGTGGCTATAATTTCTTTGCCGTCAGATTTGCGAACTAATCGGCCAGCCGCTGACAAAATTTGATCAAACAGTGGAGTAGGATCAACGCCAGCTCCCAGCGTCACGCTAGTGTCAGCTTGCCGCTCAGCAATCCTAGCATCAGCCGCATCAACCATTTTGCCGCCAGCTCGTTTACTGGCATCAACAATTTTATTGAATGGTATTTTCTTGGCTACAAAAATAGCACCTTCAACGACTGTACCGATTATGCCACCTTCAAGGGCCATTTTGGCGCGCTTCACAAATTCTGGATCAGTTTCGTTTTTAGCTATTACCTCGACAAAAGATTGCAGTATTGGCAACTGTTCTTCTGGTGGCAAACCTTCAAGATATTCAGTAATTTTATCAGCAAGGATTGGGTCATCAGGTGACATTGCCGTAAAGTCGGCTATCGCGCCCCATATAAAACCCCTAGCTGCCGCATTGTAGGTTGTCATTGCTTTTACTAGCTTGGCCGCTGGCACAGCTCCAACGGCGAATTGTGTGCCAGCTTCAACAAACCCGGCAAAGATCTCATTATCATATGGCTGGCTTGCCCATTCAACTACGGCATCAGGCACCGGGATAACATCATTGACGGCAGTCTGGTATGCGTTAACAAGGCTTCGCATGCTGTCAATATCACCAAAAGCATTCTTGACCGGCTCCATGCCAACGGCTTCTAACCCAAAATTTATAACATTTTTAGCTAATTCTTGTGGAGCGCCAGCAAGAAGAGCAAATGAATTAAACAATTCAGCGCTGCCTTTTTCTGCACCTCTGTATGCGGCTTGAACACCTTGGTCTGTTAAGCCGCGACCTTCTATCACTTCCTCGTCCCCAGAGGTATCAAACCCCATATTGTCCATGCCGGGTGGTTGTTTATCTGGAAATAGCTCAACACCAATTGATCGCAATTGAGCTGCAAGAAAATATTTTTCATCTATTGCGTCAGCGTCAAACTCATCTTCTGGCAATGTCTCAAAAATTGAGTTGTTTTTATTTGCTACTATTTTTGGTGAGTTGCCAACAGGGTCATTTTGAGGCTCGTTTGGTGGCGGCATTGATTCAGAGGAAGTGCTGACTGGGTCAACAACAATCCTTGGAATACCCTCATCAGTCATAGAAAGTGCTTGATTGGATGGCGTGGCAAACCCTTGAATGTCTTTCATATCCATTATCTTTGTCCAATCATATCGACTAGATATCTTAATTGAGCAAGGCTCGTGGCAAGGTAAGTTGTATCAGTAGATTGAATGTAATCTGAAAGGGTTTGAATTACTGCGCCAGCATCAACGGCGCCATTAGTTAAACGAGGAAACGCTAAATCGATATTGTCACCTTCTAAAGCAATAATTGTGTTTTTTAATTCAATACCAAGAACCTGATCCAGTTTTGCCCACTCAGCGTCAACAATTCTTTGAAATTCATTTTGCATTTCTGTTGCTGTAGCTCTTGGATTTTTTCTTTTAAATTGGTTCCACAAACGCATTGATTGTTGGAATGATTGCTTTGCTTGCTGTTCGTATTCCTCAATATTATTGCCTTGCTCTTCAGCGTAGCCAAACTCATATCGAAACCCTTTAGCGGTTTCAGACCATTTATCTTTGCGGATAGTGCCGACATCATTCATCAAAGATCTAAAAGTATCTTGTGTTAGTTTATCAGCGGCGTTTGCTAAAATGTCATGTGTAAGCGCGCCAAATGGAACAAGCGCTTCCATTGCCTTAACAGTAGCGTCATCGTCACCCTCATCTGTCGTTCTAAACACAGCGGTGCCGGTTACATCGTCTTCAAGCTTTTCAATAAGCTTTTGCATTTGTGGTGTAATGAAATTTTGGTTTCTTAAAGTTAACAAATCGTTTTTAAATTGTTCTGAACTAATGCCCGGCTCAAACAATCCATTTAAAAGTTTTGTGTTACCAACTTTTATCTTTTTATCATCGTCAGCATCTCTAGTTTTTTTGCGCTCGTATTCTTTGTAAGCCATGTCCTCAAGCTTAGCGAGCAACTCGTTTCGCGCGGATATTGGAACTTGGCTCAACATCTCCATCGCAAAACCAGCGTTAGGATGCTTTGATGCCAAAATCGCCAGCATTTCACCATCATTAGACACAAGCGCATCAAATGCTGATAAAGGGTTGTCTTGCTGTTTTAAAAACAAAGACATTGTGTTTTCGGTGATTTCATTTGCTATTTGCAAAAGGCTGCTTTGATGGTCATCGAAAGAAAGTCTACCTTCAGCAACAAGCTTTAAGCCGTCATTTCTATACTCAAGAACATCGTTTTGAAAATTGTCTAGCATTGCTGTTGCGTTTGGAAAACTCTCAATGTTGTCGAGGTTTGAATAAGCAAGTATAAGATTTTTTTGCTTTACTGTATGAAGCGCAATCATTGATGCATTTACGCGCTCATCAATTTTGACGCGCAGTTTTGCCCGGTTTTTTGCAGCGCTTGCTGCAAATTTTGTGTTGAATGTTTTTTGCGCTAAAGGGTTTAAATTACTGATAGACGCTGACCTAATATCATTAACATTACCCATCCAATTGTCAGGGCCGCTTAGATCATTGTTAAAAATTGCTGTTGGATCTACAGCCCGGCTTAATCGGCTTACCTCTGATTCAAGTGCGGCATCAGCCCCAGCTAGAGCCATGTCAGCCGCAAGATCTGCTTCAGATCTAATACGCTTGTCCATAAAATTAGATATCAGTGATGCTGCTGTTGATGCTGTTTCACCTTCGGCTAATGCAGCTTGGATATATGGACGGCTGTCTTTTTGAGCGCGCGTGTAGCTAATCATCCCAGTATCTGTGGTGGGTGTAGCTTGGCTTTGATAAACCGGCACTTTAGGCATTAAGCAACTCCATTAAGTAACACTAAAATTATCCCAATAGGATTGTGAGAACATGCCATAGTCATTAGCGTTGCCAATGCTAGTGCCAAGCCCTGTTAGCAAAGCAGTTGTGCCTTGCGCCGCATAGGCTGACGCTTGGGCCTGACCGCCCATTCGGCTGACATTAGCGCGCATCCCGGCTTCAACCTTGCGGTCTTCTTGCTCAAGAATTGCAATAGATGTGTTGTAGGCATCAACCGACAATTCATATTCAAACTCAGCCGCTGATGCTAATTCCACTGTGACCGGCGCGCCCCGGCTCAATTCTATGCCGCCGCCGCCATATATTGCGGTGCCAGCTCCTTTAAACTTTCTAAATGATTTGCCTTTGCGCTCGTTGGACAGCTCAAGATTACGGTTAAGGATTTCAATCTGGCGGTCTGCAATATCAATGTCGCGCTCAATGATCTTGGCGTTTTCTTCTCCAATGGCCTTTGCAAAAGCAGACGCCCTATCACCAGCTCTTTTTTGTTCATAAGCGCCATAGAGACTAAGGCCGACTGATGCTATTTGCCAAAAGCTCATTACTTACCTCAACTATCAAAAGTGTTCATGCGTGGATAGATTGCCAAAACAGTTAATGGCAGGGGCTGGGTTTGCTGAATAACGATCTGATCGTCTTCCTCAAAGCCGCCCCGGAACTCAATGTCTTTATCGCCGGTAAACAGATCAACAGCCGCTGACATGGCCATGGAGCTGTCTCTAAACGGTATGCGGTCAACAGTGTCAACAGAGCTGCCAACCTCTACACCGACAGTCTCATGAAGCCGCAGGGTTATATCGTGGATGCGTTTAATCTTTCCCTGGCTTGTGCCATCAACGCTGCCGCTTTCTAAGCGCAGTGTTGTCAGCCTACTTGTATAGGGCAGACCAACCGCCGCTGTGGTTGCTGATACATCTAATGAAATGCCGCCAGATGCCACAGTTTCATTTGTATGCGTTGCACCATTGGCTAGAACGCTAACGCTTTGGCCATGTAGATGATACAAGCCAGACAGGCTTGTTGCGGCTGATCCAGCATAAGACAGACCGCTATCAACAAAAAACGCGGCAGTAACGGCAGACCCAAAATCAAACGGTTTCATACGCTCAACGTAACGCTTGGTAACAGAGTTGATCGTGCGCTTCACAATCATGTAAAGCTCGTCTTCATTGTCCTCAGTCGGCAGTGTAGCTATGCTTTCAACCATTCCATAATCATATGTGGCTGATGCGAGAGAACCATGTGTACCAGTGTATGTGCCGCCAATTTTGTGCTGATGCCACGCCACCACCTCTTCTTCCCGGCGATATGTCATGCCGATAAGCTGGCCATCATTGCGGATCATCCAGACAATACTGTCAGGTTCCTGTTGATAGGCCATGTCCGACATGCCGCCCTGCGTGATATGTTCAGACAATATCGTCATGTCAGCCGCTGCATAACCACTGGCATTGATCTCGCCAGAATATTTGAACTCTCGCAGCTTGCGCTTGGCGCGCTGTAAAAAAAGCGTCACATCAGCGACTTGCACCGGCTCCAGCGCTGCTGTGCCATAATTGCTGTATTTGCGGATTTGCGCGTTTGTTGGCGTTATAGGGCCATCGTTAGTGGTGGTTAAAACAAATTCACCACCAGATGTGCCGATTGTCAGAACCCTTGTCGCTGCAAGGTATCTAATGTTGTTCACTTGGTTTGATGCAATTTGATAAATGATTGCGCTGTCATCATTAGTGCCAGCGGTCATGTTTTCGTAATCGCCGGATTTGGACATGAATATTGTTTGCGGCTCGTTGGTGGTTGCCGCAAAAATCAGGCGCTGTTCAAAGAATGTAACGGCACCGGGAAAGCCGGTTGTGCCACTAAACGCACCAAGCGCCCAATCAGTTGTGGCAGTGGATGCCGAAAGGTTTTCATTGATGGTAACAGCCACATTCTGGGCATCTGTAAATGCCGTAATTGTGGCGTTGCCGCCGGGAAGGCTCACCAGCCGCCCCACATCTGTCGCGGCAAAAAGGTTAGTCGATGCGACTAGAGCCACCCCAGTGCCGCTTGTAGCGGCGGGATTGAGGGTTGTGGTGGTTATGTTTAAGTCTAGATAGGGGCCATCGATAAATGTAGCCTCAGTAAATGTCCAGGCATCGTGATCAGTCCTGGTCAGTTTTCGGGGTGCATAATCTTGATGCACAATAAACATTGTGTCGGCTGATTGGACAAACCTTAGATCTGGCAACGCAGCTTCCGGGTATGGCGATACAATTTTTGTAAGCTTATCGGCAGTGCCGCCACTGGTGTATGTTGTAAAATTGGTGGTGTCGATGGCAACGCCAAACAAATCAGTCAGCGTAAATGTGTTTGTTGCAACACTGGCAACGCGATAATTACGGCCATTCAGCTCAGTCATGCCGCCGACAGACGAAATAAATATCTCATCACCATTGCTAAAACCATGACTGCTGCTGGTAATAACGCCCGGTGATGCTTTTGTTGCGGCGGTTATATTCTTTGCTGTGTCGAGAACATAGCCGCCATTGCGGATAATCCGCATGGTGCTATTCCCAAACTCTAGGATGTAGGTATCAGTCGTTTTAAACTGAAAGGGTATCAGCCTACCTTTGACAGCGCTGCTTTGGATCTCGCCAATATACTCAGTGCCGGGGCGCCGTGATGCACCGCCATGAGGGTGAACCACCATATTTAGTAACTCAGCCGCGCCTTGACGGTACTTATCAAGATCAACCCGGCCTTCTAGGCGTGGTGATAGCTCACCAGCAACAAAGCTGGTTAATGATGGTGCAGAACGCGCCACTGTTAGAACCGGCTTTCAATAAGGTCAGAGGCTTCAAATTTAGCTGCCGCGCCTTCAGTAGCGTCAACAAACCGGGCTTCCTTTATCTTCTCGTCATATAGGGCTTTAGTTGTGCTGATCATCGCATTGCTGCCGGTAATGGCGTAGCAGATCTCCATCGCCAGCCGGGCGGCAAGCGTATCGATCAACAGCGTGTCATATTGGTTAGGGTCTTCGATGCGCGCTATGTATTTAATCAGGACAGTGGCTTCATCGCTTAGCAGCTCCCTGCCCTCAATGACATAGACCGGGCCACCAGAGTTGCTGGTCATATTGTCTTGCGGATACATCAGGGTGCCATTGCTGAACTCTAGAACGCGCAGACAGTCGGTTGGCAATGTATATTGGTTGGCATAGCCGAATGCCGGTGACACGGCGTTCTGGGCCAAATTAGCGCGTTTAATGAGGCTGTTCCAATTGTGGGAACGAAACACGGCATCGCGCACTAACTCATAACGCTGGTTGATCAAACGGCCAGCCTTTGAATCTTCAGTCAAGCTGGTGATGTTTGTCGCGCCAAGCGTATTGAGCGCAGCATTAGAAATGTCCACGGCTGATGGCATGTCGATACCTCATTGAATAAAAGGGGATTGGGTCAGGCGCTTCTCTAAGAGGTGAAAAAGGGAGCTTTTCCACGCCTGACCCAAAGGTTTTAGTCTAGAGCATAAGTCATTGTGAACTCAATCAAGCCAGTGCCGTTGGCACCCGCAAGGCTCACAGTGACTGGAATGCCTGTCGCATCAGCGTCAACCACACTATTGAGGCCCAATGCAGCGGTTAAGCATGCACCGACAGTTGTGATCGATGTTGAAGCGGCAGCGGCCTTGTACTCATCTACATCAGCAGCCACGGCAGTACCGGCGGCGTTGTTGTAGGCGGCATGGCCAACAGACAAAGTTGTTGATGAACCAAGTGCCGCATGGACAAGCTGACCACTAAGGATCCGCGCGCCGTTTGGCAAATTGAACATGTGGATGTCTGATTGCTCAGCGGAAGCTGTGTAGCTTCCATAAGCAATCCGAACACGCCCACCTTGCTCAATAGGCTTGATCATTTCAGAAGGATCGTTTTGATCCCACTTGGTCTTCTGGTCAGAATAAACTGTACCCATTTTAGTCTCCTTTAACTAACTGTATTGAAACAGTTTACTCGTTACATAACACCTGAATAACTTTGGCTTCTTCCATCCTCGTTGCACCAAATGAGGCACAATAATAGACTTGAGTGGCGTAAGATTTATCGGCACGCTGTGTTATTTGTGCAGATGGTTCTTTACCAATTGCCATTTTCATTCCATCTTC